TGCGGTTGCTTCTAGGAACCACTCAGCGAAGACTATTACACTTGCTGCTGCTCCTAGTACTTACACAAAGGTTCGTGTATATCGTGCTACTGCTACAGAACAGCTAGTGGACTTCCAGAACGGCTCACGGTTGTCTGAGGCTGACCTTGATACAGCATACCAGCAGGGGCTGTTTGTGGCTCAAGAGGTTTCTGAGGATGCTAATACAAACCAATATGTAAGTCTTGCAGATGCTGCTCTACTAGCCAACACAAGTCTTTCTGAGTTTAGCTCTAGCTCGCATACAGGAGATGGAACAGAGGTCACTTTTGATTTGTCTTTTGTTCCTAAAACATCCATGCCACAAGCATTCCTCGTTATCATTGATGGTGTCCTACAGTCTCCTGTGGATGCGTATACAATGTCCATTAACCCCGCTCAGCTTACCTTTGCAAGTGCGCCTCCAGCGAGCTCTAAAATCGTTGTAACAACTACAGCGGCAGCTACAGGAGCAGTGCTAGATGACCTAGATGTAACAGCAACAGGCTCCACAGAACCTCGTAGTCTTTCCGATAGGTTCGCTGATACAGTGAACGTAAAAGACTTCGGGGCTAAAGGAGATGGTGTTACGGATGATACTGCTGCTATTCAGGCTGCTTTGGATAATGCATTTGCGCAGAATAAAAATGGTACAACTAGATTTGGTAATAACTTAGCATTTATTAACTTGGATTTATCTGGTGACTGTTACCTAATATCATCCACCCTAACCACATCAAATAGTGGAGGGGACAATGTAGTGATCTCTAACGGCTCACTTATAGCAAGTAATTCATTTACAGGCGATTATATCTTATCTGTAGCTGATGGTGCTACGTCTGTCGTAGGTAGTAGTCTATTCATAAGGGACATCCACCTTGACTGTGGTACTGTAACAGGCGGAATTTTACATAATGGATACATCACAAGCACAATCTCTAATACCAATATTACTCAAATTGGCAGCTCTAAAATAGGAATACGGAAGACCATTTATGGTAGAGAGTTGAAGATTATTGATTGCAGTATGGAGCAGTTTTATAATACACAGACTGGTTGGGATGTCACAACCTCCCGAACAGCGACAGGTATTTTGATGGAGCAGTCGGATTGTGAAATATTAGATACAGTTATTCGTTACTGTAATATAGGATTAGATGTAACAAAGGCTCCATTATTTACTAACACTCTTCATATATATGGCTGCAATGTAAACATTAGAACCAATACTGGTGAAGGTGTTGTAATGAACGGACTGTACTGTGATTCAGGTCCAATTATTCTTAAGAATCCAAGATTCCATACATTAGAAGGTATATTTTGGAAAGGTAGCTCTGTAGGAGCAGGGTCTTGGATAGACTACAATGATTATATTCAATGTAGCCCTACTTCGTCAGACTTTTCTTTAAGAGGTTTGAACATAAAAGGATTTTTCTGGCACGCAGGAGGAGGAAACACAAACCAAATTTCCTTTGTTGAATCGGGAGGATCTTTATATGACGGGACGACAGTAGGTGCAGGTAATACTTTCAATGACAATAATATCAAGGATTGTAAGATTGAATCGAGTGTAAATAATGTAACAAACCAAGTTATACGTAAGACGTTTAATGCTTCTTATCGTATTGATAGAAATTCTAGTGATTTGTCTGGTATAACTCCCAGCGCAACAGCACATAGACACTCCTTAGATTTTAGTTCAATCTTCCCTGTGGGTAATATCCAACAATCAACGTCAGACATTTATCCTAAAGTCTATGCGACAAATGAAAACCGTAGGATATACTCATGTGGATCAAAACCAACATTTACTTTAGGTGAAGTTATAGAAGACGATGGAAGTGGCGTTACGAGTTATGTAACTTGGATTGATGATTTAAATAACTTTATCATTTGTGAGAAACATTCTGATTCTGGAAGCGATGGTTTAAGTGGAGCTTGTACAGGGCAAACGTCTAATCACACAAACACACTAACAAGCGTTAAACCTATAGGTGGTACACATCTGCCACTAACGGCAGTTGAATCCTCTTCCAGTACAACTACAGTAAACGTTGATGTACATTACAATGGGTTTCCTTACTCTGGAATAGTAGGTATATCTACAGTAGCTTCAGTTAACACCACTGACTTGTAAGAAAAACAAAATGATCAACCTAATACTCATCTTAACCTTCCTGCCATTCTCGTTGGCTTTCTCTATATCAAATGAGGAAGTTGCCCGAGACATCCACCAACAAGCTAAGGGTGCTTGGGTGATGACTCACGATGAATACTATGACGCTATAACTAAGAGGGAACTCAATAAAGTTACGAGCTACCACTCTAGGACTATTAAGATGTTCGACAAAGGTAAAGGCAGTAAGCTCTTTGATTGTGATGACTACGCTCTCACATTCAAGGCTGCTGTATCTTATTACAGTCTGTTGAGAGGTGCTAACTACATCTGTGGTATCATCATAGTGAAACAAGAGGAAGACTTCGGGAGTGTTGAAGGTGGAGATGATGTTTATCATGCCCTTAACCTTTTAATGATGAATGATACTTATATAGTACTGGAACCACAAGGTTATGATGTAGTCGCACTATCTGATTACCCGAACAGAGCCAACATTATAAAAGTCATAATCTAGAAACTAAGCACGACAATTAACAAACCCTTAAAATCTAAAACCCAATAAATCTTAACAAAAACAAATTATGTCTATTACAAAATCAAATACTCGAATGCTCGAAGGAGACATCGACGCTTCAAACATAACTGGGGTTCTCCCCGTGGCTAACGGAGGCACTGGGAGTTCCGCAGGAGCTTCTTCGCCGTTTCCCGCAGGTTCCGTGATTTACCATGCAGCTAACACACCACCTACAGGCTTTCTAAAGGCTGACGGTTCGGCTGTCTCTCGGTCAACTTATTCAGACCTGTTTGCAGCCATCGGGACAACCTATGGTGCTGGTGACGGTAGCACTACGTTCCTTGTTCCTGACTTACGTGGTGAGTTTATGCGTGGCTGGGACGACAGCCGTGGAATTGACGGTAGTAGGGCATTTGGTTCAGCTCAGGCTGATGAATTAAAGAGCCATAACCACTCAGCTGATGCCAAGACTGATTACTATACTTATTATGGTAGCGATAAGTTTTACTCGGTGAGTAGTTCAGGTGGAGGAGCCAGTTATACCAAGTATGTGAATAATACGGGTGGCTCAGAAACTCGACCACGAAACGTAGCCCTTCTAGCTTGTATTAAATTCTAATTAACCCTCTCAACCCCTTAACCCAAAATGTTACCTGAAAACCCTTACGTGACCCCGTTTATAGCCACCAGTGGAATCCTCGGAACCCTTACCCTTGACCATATTAACACCACCGTAGCTATAGGCGTAGGTGTCTTAACGATGTTCTATTTAGGTATTAAAATCTACAAGGAATTTACAAAATAATTATGAGTGATAGCAGTGAAAAACTATATGGTCTCCAAGACCTCCTGATTGATGAGTTCATTAATCGCATACAGAGCGGTGAGGCGTCTCCAAGTGACCTTAATGCCGCCCGTCAGCTCCTAAAGGACAACCAAATTAGCGCAACAGTAACCAACGACAACCCAATGGCTAACCTTGTCAGTATGCTTCCGTTTGATGACGAAGGTGTTGACCGCGTAGCTTCCCGATAATGGCTAGAGATTACAAAAAAGAATACGAGAACTACCACAAGAAACCTGAGCAACGTCGCAGGAATGACTCTAGGAAAGCCGCAAGGCGTCTGATGGTCAAGAAACATGGCAAAGCTAAGCTTGCTGGTAAGGACATCGATCACAAAGATAGAAATCCTAAGAACAACTCGTCGAGCAACCTACGGATACAGTCAAAGAAGACTAACCGAGGTAACAACAAGTAACATATGGAGATACCCCCACAGCTCAAGGACTTTAAGAACTTCCTGTATTTATGCTGGAAGCAACTTAATCTGCCTGATCCTACTCCGCTGCAATACAACATAGCGGATTACATGCAGAATGGTGATAGGCGTGCCATTGTGCAAGCGTTCCGTGGCTGTGGGAAGTCTTGGATCTGTTCCGCTTACGTGGTTCACCAGTTACTCCTAGATCCCTCACTGAACATCCTTGTGGTGTCTGCTAGTAAGACCCGTAGTGATGACTTCTCGACCTTTACGCTTCGTCTTATTAACGAGATGGAGATACTTCACCA